AGTCATAAGAGCTTGTATCTCTGCATCGTTTGCTTGTTTAGCAAACGTTTTAGATCCACCTTCTGATCCAAGTATGTCAGCTTGTGCACCTAATAGTGTATCAAACATTCCTGTTTGACTGTTGTATCTGTTGATTGCTCTTTCATTTGCAGCTTTGTTGTATGCTGCTCTGCTTGTTCTAAAATTAGAAAATGGTTCTTTAGCTGCTGCTCCTGCAGTTTGGAATATGTTTCCTTGAGGTGATCTTGATATTAAATCTAAACCAAAATCTATTTTAAAATTATCTAACGATCTGTCTGGTTGCATTGGTGGCGCTTGAAAAGCCATGCTGTCTGCTAGATCTTTAATCTGTTGCATGTTCATATCTTTAAGATTCATTTTAGATAAATCGTTTTGCTTTACAGTATTGTTTTCGTTTGTGTTATAACCTTGTCTAGGAGCTAGGCCTGAAGTAATACCTTCTCCGGCACTACCACCTTTTCTAAACATAGGTCTTCGCATTATTCTGTTCATATTATATATTTCTTATAACGTTACCAACATCTCTTGGTTGACTACCACCAAAAATACCACTTAAAACACTAGCTGTTCCAAGAGCCGTTTGTAATGGTGTTGGATTAGGTGTTATTGTTGATTGATTACCGAATGGTGCATTACCAGAGAATAGACTTGCAACTCCTGAACCATATGTACC